GTGAACCAGAAAGCGCGCCACAGATAGAACCGTTAAATTTATCTGAAGCTCACAAGACTTACGACTTTCTTTCTAAAGAGGTACAAACAAAAATCCTTTCAGGACATAGGGTAACGACACCCCTGCTGTTTGGAGTTAGAAACGAAGGTGGAGGCTTTGGAAGCAATGCAGACGAAATGAAAGACGGTTACGATTTATTCTATCGTTCTGTTGTTAAACCTATGCAAGAACTTTTTATAGATGGTTTACGACCTATCCTAGCTGCTAGTTCTATTACTATACCTCTCGAATTTAAAAAGTTAGTTCCTGCTTCTTTCTTAGAAGAAAATTCTGAAGAGGTTGTAGAGGAGGTAAGAGAAAAAAGATATTTTTCTGAAGCTCCTAATAAGATACCTGAAAAAGATGCAGACGCTTGGTTGCTTCACTTAGCTAAAAAAAGCTCACCTATGAAAGAAGGTTGGCAACTGTGGAAAACAGAAGAGGTAGAGGACACAGAAAAAGATAAGTGGTTTCACTCTTTCAAGAAAATGCACAGAGCTTTTGATTATGACGGAGTAGATAAATATGCAGACTACGATATGGATTCCGATTACGATGTAATTTCTCCTAAAGGATATTTATTTGCAGTACGTTATAGCTATATAGAAAACGCTAAGACACCACCAGAAAACCCTAACTATAAGAGCAGAGATTTTTGTGTGGCTATGATGAATTTATCTAAGGGTGGTGCTATGTATCGTTATGAAGATATTTCTGATATGAGTGAAAACGGAGTAAACGGACAGTTTGCACCAACAGGTGAAAACGATTACGACATATTAAAGTGGAAAGGCGGTTGCTTTTGTAGACACGCATTCCAGAGAAACATATACATATACGCTCCAGACGGAGAGGTAGCAGAATTTAGCGAAGAACAAAACGTAGAGATTCAAGGCGACTTTGATGCGGTTATGCGCTCTGTAGGTGATAACCCTCACGTAGTAAACGAAGGTTATGAAACTATAGCACCAATAGACACCCCGTCAAGAGGTTCTCTTAAATATCCTAATCCAGTAAACTAATGGCAACAACACTATACATTTCAGCTAGTAAGCTAAAAAGAGATACAGCGTTAGGTTCTGCTGTAGATGACAACCTATTAACTCCGTATATAAATATAGCTCAAGACAGGCAAATTCTACCTGCTCTGGGAACGGAGTTAGACAATTATCTAAAAACACAAATAGCAGCAGGAACGCCTTTAACTGGTTCTTATCTTACCTTAGTAGAAGATTATATACAACCTGCTTTAGTTCAGTTTTCATTTTGTGAAGTGGCTTACGTAGTACGTTTAAGATTTTCAAATAACTCAGTTACTGTACCTACTTCTGAGCAAGGCTCACCTGCTAGTATTTCTGATATTAAAGAAGTAGTACAAAGAGCTAACGAGATAGCTATGTTTTATAGAGAGAGAATGATTGATTTTATCCAAAACAATACAGCTACTCTACCAGAATATAATCAAAATACAGGTTCAGACCTTTCACCATCACAACGCAATTACTTTGGAGGACTCAACGTATATCCCAAAATTACCGACGACAACCAACTCAAAGCACTCGCAGGTGCGCTCGGTATCAAATATTTTAACGCATAAAAACCACGCTAGATTAAAAGCGTACATTAAAAAATGGCAACAAAACTCACAGACCTAACACAGTTACTAACTGAACCAGAAACAGGAGATATGCTTACTTTGGTAGATGTTAGCGACACTACAGGGGGCGCAGCAGGAACTAGCAAAAAGATATCGTATTCAACTTTAATGGGTAGCAATAGAGTGGAATTTGTAAAAGTATCTTTAAGTAATGCAGACGTTCTGGCTATGAAATATGACGACACCCCTATAACATTAAAAGCAGCAGAGGCAGGTAAAATTGTTATGCCTATTAGTATTTTATGTATAGCCACTTATGGAGCGTCCACAGAATCTTCTTCTGACGACTTACGTCTAGGTTGGGACGCAGCAACAGCAGGAACAACTGATTACTATTCTAGCTCTAGGGACTGGATGAACGGAGTATCTAGCGGAACTATCTCAGCAGCTTTTAATGGAGCTTCTAGTGTAGGTGGTAGCTCACAATGGAGTACGTCAATAGTAAACACGCCTTTTCAAATATGGTGTACAGATGTTTTTAATGGAGGTTGGACAATGGATGTATATTTTAACTATGTAATGTTAGATGAATAATGGAAAACGGAAAGCTTTGGGGAATAAATTTTTTATGGGCAGGATGGTCTTGGGCGGTCATTAGCGAAAACCTTACTATAGGTCTAGGAATTGTTGGAGCTATAACTCTTATATGGTTTAATGTAGAGGGAATTATAACCCATAGAAAAAATAGAAAGTGAGAGATATTAAACGTATCATACTACATTGCACAGCAACTAAAGAAGGTGTAGACGTTTCTTTAGAAACAATAAAAAACTGGCATTTAGATAGGGGGTTTAAAGATGTGGGTTATCATTATGTTATACTACTTAATGGAGAAATAGTTTTAGGACGTAATGTATTTACGCAGGGAGCGCATACAAGTGGGGAAAACGAAGACAGCATAGGAATAGCTTACGTAGGAGGATTAGACGAAAACGGAAAGCCTAAAGATACTATGTCAATTTTTCAAGAAAATGCTTTTTTTCATTTAGTTGAGTCATTATCAGTTACCTTTGGTAAATTAGAACTACACGGACACAACGAATATTCAAACAAAGCTTGTCCATCTTTTGATGTTCAAGAGAAATATAAATTTTTAAATAGATAAACTAATGGAATTTTTTTTAGGAAACTGGGTTGAAATTTTACTCGCCCTAGTCACTTTTTTGGGAACGTATACAGCTTTGACTGAAACCACGAAAGACGACAGAATCGTAAACATACTATCACGTATTCTTCAGGCAGTAGTGTTAGGAAGAAGCAGAGGTAAATAAACTTTTAACGAGAAATTGTTCATTGTAATGGGTGATATTTAATACTTTCATATATTCGTTAAAAGATGAGGGCAGCTTTAGGGTTGCCCTTTTTTTATGCCCTGTAATTTGTTTGCGGTAAAAAAGGTGGTATTTACGGTATTTGTATTATTAGATTAAATACTCTATATTTGCATTAAATAAATAAATAATACTATGAATATAAACAAAGAAAAAGTAAACAAACTCAGCAGTCAATGTTGGGACATCTTCGAAGAGTACGGAGGGTATGACTACAACGACGAAATGCTACACCAACTTCAGGGATTGCAAGATTCAATAGACGAATGCATGAACGAAGAGGACTGGAAAGGTATGTTAAAGGAAGCGGAAACAACGTGTCTATGGTTTCTACATATCGAGAAGATACGAGAGTTACAGGAAAATATACCAACATCATTATACTGTTAATATGGAAAGAAAAGAAATAAGAGAATACTTCGGAACAGAATACGCAGCAGTAGAAGCAGAGGGGTTTGAGTTTGGAGGTTGCGTTTTAAAGACAAAAGGTTTAACCGATGAGGATTTAGCAAAAGTCTACGGCAAAGTGATAACAGCTAAAATAGATGGTGAGTGGGTTGGTTGGGCAGGAGTACCTAGTTTTATTCATTACTATTGTACTAAAGGTATGTTTGACAGCTCACTTAAAGATGTTTCGTATTGGGGTAATGAAGGGTGTAGGTTTCACCAGATGCTTCAATACTGTTTACAAGGAAAAGAGGTTGAAGACCTTTTAAATACAGAAAGAAATAACGAGGTCTTTCATACTAAAGGAGACAAGGAAAGATATTTAAGCTTCTATTATGGTAGGCAATTACCAAGAGCTAGAAGGTTATTAATGATAAACGTAAGAAACAAAAATTCATAAAATTATATTATGCTAAAAATTATAGATTCAATACAAGGTGCAGGAACTTATGAAAGTCAGCACGGAACACTTTACTCTTTTGAATACGTTTTTGAAGACGATTCAACTATCAAAGCAAATCACAAAACACTTACTTCACCTTTTAAAAGTGGAGACGAAGTAGAGGTAATAGTAAAAGGAACAAAAGATAATTTTTCTTGGGGTCAGGTTAAAAAGCCAGAAAGTGTAAATTATAGCTCTAATAAATCTAGCTCTAATAAAGAAGAAACGGTAAAGAGAATAGAAAGCTCTTGGGCAATTAACACAGCCGTTTTAGCTCTAGGCAATTTAAGCGGTGATAAAGACGCTTATTTAAACCGAGTGGAGGTAATGGCTAAGAAACTTTTAAAACTACGCGACAGCATCGTTAAAATGCCTTACAGCGAGTCTGAAGACTTATCCTCTAGTAAGTGGACTAAAGAAGATATGTTAAACGCAGAAGCAGAAAAAGAAAATAATTATCCAATAGAAGAGGTTTCACAAGAAGATTTACCTTTTTAATTATGGATAAAGACACGCTATCTATTGAGGTTGTAGCAGGAAACACCGATACAAAAAACAATTATTCAGATTTAACTTTTGAGGTTTATTTAAGGGCAAAACCAGAAGATGTACAAAACTTTATGGAAAGTCATTATGTTGATTCTTTAAAAGAAATACATATAGATGACTTGAATAAGTTAATTAAGAAAAGAATATAATGAAAAAAAAATACATTTATGAAAATGACTATATGCCTGTAACAAGTGAGGATATAAAGTGGGCAATAGATAGCGCAATACAATCAACAGGAGCATTAGACCACGAACCTGAATCAGTATATTTTGAAAGGGTAAAAAACTATGCTTTAAATATTTTAAAAACTAAAAAACAATTAAGTGATGAAGTCGATGGGAGCATTTATTAAAGTACATTTTAAAACTCACAAACGGTTAGATGAGTGTTTAAGATTAGGTCAAAATACTGTTTCAAGATGGTATAACAAAGACCCTAAGAAATTTTTTATGTATCTACCAGAGCTACAAAAATGGAGCAATGAACCTGTGCAGGATATTATTTCTATGATACAACAACGTCAGTTAGATGTAGAAGAAATGAAAAAAAAGAATGTTGTTCAATCCTAGCACCAGAAAAAACAAAATAGTAACGCTTATTATATTAACTTTGGGAGTAATAATAACACACTTTTTATTTTATGGGTAGAAACTTTAAAGGCGTATGGATTCCTGCTGCTCTATATTTAGACACCACAATTTCTTGGACGCAAAAAATAATTCTTTTAGAAGTAGATTCTTTTTCTAAAAACAACTTAGAGTGTTTTGTCTCCAATATTCATTTAGCTAACTTATTAGGTATAAGTGAGTCTGGAGTAGAAAAAGCTATAGCTAGTTTAGTTAAGAAAAAACTACTAAAAAGGAAGGTTACAAAAAAAGTGGGAGGTAGTCATAGGACGTTAAAAGCTACCCATACTTTACTGAGGGTGACACCCTCAATTAAGTGCGAGTCCCACCCAGAATCTAGTGCGGGTGACACCCAGACTTTAGTGAGACATACTATAACCAATACTACTTTAACCAATATTACTAATAAGAAGGGTAAACCATCTTCTTTGGAAGAATGTATAGATTACTTTTTTTCTTTGGGTTTGGATAAAGTAGAAGCAGAAAAATTTGTAGATTGGTACGACGGGGTAGGATGGAAAGTCAAAGGCGGTAATAAAATAAAAGATTGGAAAGCTTGCGCTAGACAATGGAAAAGAAGAAATAAAACACACACAAATGGAAAAAAAGGATTTAACAAAGAAAACTTCACACCTGAAGCCTTACACGATTTCGTTATTAAAGGATAGCAGCTCTATAATTTCTCCAAAAGATGCTTGGGTAAAAGGCACAAACATTAGAACAGCAGTAAAAAACAACCCTGCTATAGTACGTGGTTGGATTATGTCAGAGGTAGGCAGGTTAATAAAAGAGATAGACGCTAACAAAACCCTATCAACAGATGAAGAGCTACAATTTTGTTGTAGGAGTATTTTAGAAGAACACCCCACTCTTAAACTCGAAGAGATGAGAGCTTGCTTTATTATGATTAGGCAAGGGAAGTTTGGTAAACTGTTTGAGAGGCTAAAGACAGCAGAGATTTTAGAATGCTTACGAAGGTATGAAGGGGAGGTAAGGACAGAAATAATGGAGAAGCTGCATAGAGAGAAAAAAGCAGAAGACTATAAACCTATAGAACGCTCCAAAGATTACAAACCGTTAGGTGAATATTTAAAAGATGTTTTAAATGAGCCTGTCCCTAAACTAAAAAAACCTGTTAGAGTAGGTGCTAGATTAAAAAATAAAACGTATCTTTCGGACTAGATATTGATTCTAGGAGTTTTAATATTTGTGTGTATTATTTATTTAAAGGAGGGGCAAATGCCTCTCCTTTCTTTTTATATTACACCGTGAGAAAGCGAGAAAAAAAGAAGCTAGACGACGCATTAAGTAAGTACGTGCGTAAGAGCAACGCAGACGAAAACGGTTTTATAAGCTGTTTTACTTGTGGTGCTAAAAAAGACTGGAAGTATGAAACTGATTGCGGTCACTTTCAAAGCAGGTCAAAGCACAGTACAAGGTGGTTGTACGAACCTGAAAAGGGTTTAGTCAATGTTATGCCACAATGTAAGCGGTGTAATATGAGAGGAGGGGAGCAGTATATTTTTAGCAAACGCTTAGACGAAGTGTTTGGGAAGGGTACAGCCGAAAAGATTGAAATTATGAGTAATACAACACGTAAGTTTTCTACACAAGAAATGATTGAAATGAGAGAATATTTTACGAGAAAATTTAATGAGTTGCGTTAGGCTATTCTTAGAAGAAAACTACGACGAGCTGCTCAAAGTATCTAAACGATATGTTCAAGGTTATGGAGGAGACCTACTTCACGACCTTGCTGTTTATTACTTAGAAGAACCAAGACCACTCCTAGAAGAAATGTGTAAAAAAGGAGAGTTAAAAAAATACATTTGTAGGACTATGGCAATTTGCAGCTTTAGTAAGACTACTAGATTCTATTACAAGTATAAAAAACACACAGAAAAAATAGTAAACTACCCTGCATTTTTACTTAAAAGTGTGGAGGATAATGTTGAAAAGGAATACGATACAGCTAAAACTATGAAGCATATTAATAGTATATTGCAGGATATGGATTGGTTTAATGCAGAGGTATTTCGCATTTATTACCTCCATTCACACTCACTAAAAACACTATCTAATGCCACAGGAATCAGCAAAAGCACCCTCTACAACGCCCTCAAAAAAGCGCAAGAAGAAGTCAAAGAAAAAATCAAAGGGTTTAGGAGACTCGATAGAGAAAATAACTGAAGCGACAGGAATTAAGAAGGTAGTTGAAACAGTCTTAGGAGAAGATTGTGGATGTAGTAAGCGTAAAGAATGGTTAAACAAACGCTTTCCTTACGCTAAACCTATGTCAGATGCAGATAAAAAACATTTTGAAGACACCCTAAAACCTGCTATGAATCGAAACCGTTTATATGATGGAGAGATGCAATTAGTAATTGATGTATATGAGAGGGTATTTTCACAACGTAAAAAGAAAACTAGATGCGGTTCTTGTATGCTTAGTTATATGAAAGAAATAGAAAAAGCTTACGAAGCAGCTTGCGATGAGTAAATTGTGTTTCCCTGTAATATTTGACAGATTTTCAAGACGCAAAGATAGGACGGCTTCAATTACATTTATAACTCAAGAGAAGACAAGCCAAGAGATTATGAATATAGATGCAGCTCTCGACCAATTTGGTATTCTCTATTTTAGAGGAGAGGAGAAAATGAACCCAGACGAAATAGAGGAGTTAGATAATATAGACTTAGATTTATACGACGAACCTAAATCACAATCTCAACGACTTAGAAATGTTTTGTATATTCTATGGAAACAGCAAGGGGAGGTAGGAGACTATAAAAAATTCTATAAGCAAAAGACAGAAGAGATAATACAACACTTTAAAAATAAATTAAAAGATGAGTAAAGCAACACACACAAGTAGATTGTTAGATTACCTACGTAAGCACAGGACAATAACCTCACTAGAAGCAATAAGAGATTTAGGAAACACTAGACTGTCAGCTTCAATATTTAACCTTAAAGAAGAGGGACATATATTTGAAACAAAAACAGTAGAAGTACCTAATAGATTTGGTTCAACTACTAAAGTAGCTGAATACAAACTCATTGATAATATCAATAAAATGCAATACAATATATTCGATGAGTGATTTGCCAAAAGCACCTACAACCGAAGAGATGGTAATTTTAGAGTTAGAGATGCTACATTATATAATTAAGCCTCTACCCTGTTCTGAAAAAATGAAAATACTAGAGGGAAGAATAAAAGCATTAACTGAAAACAACAATAAAAAACAATAGAAATGCCATTTAAAAAAGGACAGTCAGGAAACCCTAAAGGAAAACCAAAAGGTCTCAAGAGTAAAACTACTGAAGCAGCTAGAAATATACTGCTTAAACTTCTGGACGGTCAGATACAACACGTAGAAAACGAATTTGATTTACTTAGAGAATCTAATGGAAAGGAGTATTTAAAAATATTAGCGACATATTTACCATACATTATTCCGAAACAAACCGAAACTCAAGTAACAGTAAACGAACCAAGAAATGAACCTAGTTGGTTTGCTGAAGTATTAGAACGAGAAGACCAGAAAAACACAATTGATGAGTAATATAGAAGAGGTAGAATTTACAGAACAGAAAGACTTTAATGTATTACAGCTAAAAGGGTATGAAAACGCTTTAGTTGGAATTACTCACGAAGCTAACCCCAAAGCTATTTACAGCTTATCTAAAATTATAGACTTAATTAAGACTAGAAAGAAAACAGATAGGAACGGAGCATTCAAAGAATTTGAGCTAGAAGTAAGGATGCCTTTATTTGAACAGAGTAACGCACCCATATACCTCAACGACCTATGATACAATCATTTTGTTTAGGTGTAATATTTATATTATCTACTGCTGACTTTACTTACAAAGTTAAGGAGTACGACGCTATAGACACTAACAACGGTATCTGTATAGTATTTTCTTTGATAGGATTTTTAGCCTCCTTATGGTAGATTACTTCAGTCGGTCAAGAATATATCCTGCTGTAGAGAGTAGTGTAGCGACCCTCTCTAAAGCTACACCCTCTTCTAAATACACTTTAAACTCGTCGTCAGACAATTTGTGTACTTGTCTTTTTTTAACTCTAACCATATTATGAACTTTCTCTGTTAACTGGTATAACTCGTCTTTTATATTTTCCATTGTATTTATGTATTATTTAATACAAATATAGAGTAAAAACCATATTAATGCAAATTCAACCCAAAACATATTACGACCTTAAATCGTGTAAGAAAAGGGTAGCTGTATTTCAGGGTGGTACTCGTAGTGGTAAAACCTATTCTATAATACAAGTTCTAATAGAGTGGTCGCATATAAATATTAACTCTGGCTATCTTATCACAGTAGTGCGCAAATCTTTTCCTAGCCTTAGAGCTTCTGTCCTAAGAGATTTTATTCATATCTTAAAAGACAATGACTGGTACGATGAGAGATACCATAACAAGACTGAAAACGTATATGATTTATGGGGTACGAAATGGGAGTTTATAAGCATAGACCAACCCCAAAAGATTAGAGGAGCGAAACGGAATTTTTGTTTTATAAACGAAGCTAACGAGCTTTATCTTGAAGACTTTAGGCAACTCATACTACGTACAACAGACAGAATGATTTTAGACTATAACCCATCAGAAGAATACCATTGGATTTACGATGAGGTTATACCAAGAGAGGATGCTAACTTTTACAGGAGTACATACCTAGACAATCCGTTCTTAGGTCAAGACACTATAAACGAGATTGAACGCCTGAAAGAAACAGATGAAAACTACTGGAGAGTTTATGGATTAGGTATTAGGGGTAAGAGTAGAGAGACGATATTTGAGACTAGCATTTATACAGAGCTACCAGACAAAGCTAAGTTAGTTGCTTATGGTTTGGATTTTGGTTTTAGTAATGACCCTACTGCTCTGGCTAAGGTTTACTTATGTGATAATGGAATATACATAGAAGAAGTAATTTATCAAGGTGGTCTAACCAATAGCGACATAGCAGAGAAGCTAACAGAGTATGGAGTAGGAAGACACGACGAGATAATAGCTGACTCAGCAGAGCCTAAAAGTATAGAGACTATACATAGACTCCACTTTAATATTAAACCCTCTAAGAAAGGAGCTGATAGCATTAGAGTGGGTATAGATACAATGCGTAGGCACAAGCTCTTTATTAAAGATGACAGCCTTAACGCTCAAAAGGAGTTTAGAAACTACAAGTGGAAAACAGACAAGAATGGAAAAATGTTAGCTACCCCTGTAGACGCATACAACCATTTAATAGATGCGGTGCGTTATGTTTGTCTAAATAAGATTTTAAGGAAAACAGGAAAATATTACATATCGTGAGTAAAAAAAATGTAGAGGTACTTATACCCGATAACTATTCAGATGTAACTGTAAGACAGTATAAGAAAATGCTAGAAGGGTGGAACGGAGTTGATGACCCTAAAGAAGCTGCTTTAGCTGCTGTCTCTGCTTTGTGTGACATAGACAGGAAACAACTTAACCACGCAAATTGGAAAGACTTGAGT